TAGAGTACAACAAAGTTATGAGAGTTCTCGTCGTTAACGGGGGCGCACCACGGGGGAGACAGCCCATCGCCGAAAAAGTACGAAGTTGTTAAAGCTCCCCATCCACCCTGTGGCTCTGCTTTGAGCCATATCAAGGCGACTCGTTGAGTCTGACATACGGAATTTGAAGCTGTATTAATAGGTCGGCAGACGAAACGCAATTGACATGACGATCTGGCTATCGTGTTCCCGACGCGGTCAGTAATGTGGGCCCCTGTAGAAATATTCCCGGAAACATCGACCAAATCACCGATTAAGTCGACACTAAGTCCTGTAACAGATAATTCATTGTAATGTGTGGCCTTCCTGAGCTCGGCGCGGGTAATACGATTCATCTAAAGATGGTGGAAAGCGCAGAGACCCTCTGCACAGTACATGCACGGATTAATCTTTTTGGGGGCGTAACCCAGATTACGGAAAATAGGCCATATAATGATTCTGCGGCGCAAGCTGCGCATGTACTCAATATCCCACCATTTCTTGGGATCCACATTCGTGGTTATTATAACATACCTCGAGTTGAATTCAGTGGTGCCTCCATGCACTGGTACCTGATGGGGACCCTTGTCGATGAGTTGATTGAACTCCGTAGGTTGCATGCGATTGCCTTTGAACTCATCGATGAGGACTACGTCACCTTGGCTGTAACCGTCCCAGTAAAGGCCGGAGCCCTTCGAAGAAGGGAGCTTATAAACTCTGGGTCCGAGAAAGCCGGCGAGCTTGCGGGCAAAGGTCGACTTTCCGGTACCTCCGGCACCGTAAAAGACGAAACATATCGTTTCGAAGTCGTCAGGACGAGGCTTCGCGACAAGTACTTGGAACCTACTTATCCCGGTGGCGTGCCTAATCATATCCACGGGGTGTGACACAGCAATATCTCGAAGGGACGCTCCATTGGATAAACTAGAGGCAACCTCGGATAAGGCGACGCTTTGTCCTTGGTGTTTTGGTACACCATATATCCATGGGCCCTCGACACGGGTGTCGAGCTTTGAAGCATACGCGATCGCTTGGGCTTGAGTCCCGCGGCGGACTTCGAAGTGGGCTGGAGGATTGTCTAATCCGTCGTATGTATGGAGCGTGGTCCATAGCATAGCGACGTCGAACTCTGCATACATCTGCCAGTGCAAACGGTTGTTCGCACTTAGCTCAAGCTGATAGATGCAGAACGTACAGTGGTCCCATTCGGAAGGATCTGGCATGAGAGGAGTCCAGGACGTTATTACGACGTTTCGATTTCGCGGATTCATTTTCAAAAAAAGGCGCGCTTTTTTTTCGGAGAGACCCTTGTACAGAAGTACGTACAGAAGTGGGGGTAATTCTGGGCCCCACTTCTTCGGCGAAAAAAATTTCGCCGTGGCTCGCCGGTTTTGACGGTAAAAAACCCATCTGGGTTGCCGGGGTTCGGAGGGCTCCCGCTCCGCGGGTCGCGCCTCCTCCGCCCCCGGAGTTCTCTCGGAGGGGGGCGAAGCCCCCCCCCTAACCCTAACCCTTGCCCTAACGAACCTTAACCCAATCCGGCCACGCTGCGCGGTGGCCGTGGCCGCTACGCGGCCTGTGCATTCCATTTTACAGCGATCTATTTTAAGAGTACTCTATTTTTAGGTTGTTCTATTTTTAGAGTGAGGAAAAATCCCAAAAAATTCCAAAAATCTGCACGGTATATTTTTTTTGCGGGTGACTCATCCGAAAAAAATTTGTAAGAGGGGCTCTTTTTAAAAATATGGAAGGTCATATTGACGACTGCAATTGTGATCATTGTGAAGCGATTCACTTGTGTTTGAACGAGAATCAAAAAAAAGAGAGAGAACAGAATTTATTTCAAATGTTCTGCGAAGAAGGACAAGAACCGGCGTCGCAGTTGATCGTGTCTTCCGACGACGAAGGACCAGAACAAGATAATGTGGACATTGATCTTGTGACGCCTAAAGCTCCGCGCAAGGCTGCTGGTAAACGTCCAATGAGTGCTCGTAAGTTCCTCGACCTGGAGGCCGAAGAGGATGACGACGTCCCGCCGTCATCTGAGGATGACTTCAACGGCTATGTATGGACACCAACACGTAAGCGTAAAGGTGTTCACGAGGACAGTACACCGGACCTCGAAGCGTACTTCAGACAGTTCCCCATGATGTCGAACTTTACAAAGATCTCTGTGTGTAGAGCATATGCAAATCATTTGAACGCTGTAGAGCGAGCAAAGAAAGAGAGTAGTCACAAAAAGGCGGCGAAGAGAGCCAGTGAATTGAAGTAAAAGAAATCTTTTGTTTTATCCTTCGGTATCGAAAAAACGGGTTCGGAAGCCCAGTGAGGCGGTGGCGGCCGTGGTGCCGGCTGCCGCAGATCCCATGGTAACTAAGTAGAGTGCCCCGTAGGCAATATCTCCGATAGCGCCGGTAGCAGCGGCTTTGAATTGTACAGGGAGGGACTTAAGATCAAGATACTCGTCAACATCAATGATCTCGTTGCCTGTCGCAGGTGTGACAGGGTTCCCTGACAAACAATGTGTCCAACGACGAAGCACGCGAAAGCGATCGCTGTTCGTGTCGTTAAGGAACGATAGGGCATTCACAGTATTGAAGATATCAGTAATATTAGGTAACGTGCCGGTCGGTTCCTTATCATAAATGATACACACAGCAACATCATTAGTGGTGGCAGTACTGTTTTGAGTGATGTTGCCTCGGGTTTGAATGCTCTTATACATCGCCTTCTTGCCGATTCGCTGCTGTTGCGAGGCACCTTGCGCAATAGTAGCGAGTAGTGTAATTGACCCAGTAGTGTCGCAGGGATACCCTGCGTTAGCCAAGTCAACATACCCAGCATTCTTCTTCTTGGCGGACATCGCTGCGCGATTGGCTTCAGTTTTGGCAGATCGTTTGGCCTTGGCACCTTTTTCAGCATTTTTGGCACGGCCCTGGGTGCCATAGGATGTAGGACGCTGCTTCTTCACAGCTGTTCGCGAAGACATCTGGCTGAAAACAATTGACACAGACAAAACAAGACCCTCAGAGAGGTTTTATTTTGAATTTCGATTTGAACCATATATCGATGGATGCAAACGGGAGGCCGCCGCCTCCATTAGACGCCGCAGTAAGGACATAAAGAAAGCCACCATTCTGGGTGCTAGGTAAGCTGCCAGCATACGTCGAGTAGAAACCCTCCAATGAAAAAAATAAATTTTTGCAGAAAATCGCAGGAGACTGCGCTATCGCTGGTATCTCCTGGGGGCAACTTAAGCTGAAGAGTTCGTCGTAGAGTACAACAAAGTTATGAGAGTTCTCGTCGTTAACGGGGGCGCACCACGGGGGAGACAGCCCATCGCCGAAAAAGTACGAAGTTGTTAAAGCTCCCCATCCACCCTGTGGCTCTGCTT